ACCTAGAAGTACCAGACTGGTTAGATAATCTGTACAAGGAGAAGTCTCTTGATGCATCTACACTGACACCAGAACAGCAGAGAGTATTGTTCATAGGAAACTACCTACAACACCCGAAGGCTAACCTCGGTGACTGGAGAGAAGGCAAGATATCCACTGAGGACTTCTGGGGTAAGTTCCACCATGCTGGGGCGAACACCAACTACGACTTGTTCAAGTCAGATATGAAACTATACCAAGAAAGCAAGAAGTAATGAAAGCAAAGAAGAAATCATCAGCGCATTACTACCGCAAGAATAAGAAGTCTCGTGATAAGAAGAAGGCTTACGACAAGAAGTACCACTCAACAGCTGAGAGAAGAAAGTACCGTGCGTTCTTGGTAAAGAAGAACCGTGAGGCTGGAACATACGGCAACGGTGATGGTAAAGACTACGATCACGGAGAGCGTAAGTTTATGAGTGCAAAACGTAACAGAAGCAAGAAATAATGAAGGCTAAGAAGAAATACGAAGAAGGAGGAAAGCTTCCAAAAGGCAAAAAGCCAAGCAAACCTAACTACGGTAAGACAGAAACATTCCAAGACTACAAGTCTGCTGCCGCAGCATTTACTGACTACAACCCACAGAGCGATACAGTGTTTGTTGGAACTTCTATAGACCCAGGAGTTGCACAGAAAAAAGCTGGAATGGCTTCTTCTATATCTGCCTCAAAGGGAGCTTCTGAAGCAAACTACAACGACCAGAAGGTTTACAGAACCAAAAACGAAGCTGGTCAAACAGTGTACGTACACCTAAAGAAGCACGACAAAAGGGAATACAAGAGGGGTGGAATGATTGCTAAAAGAAAAAAATGCTAATGAAAGCCTCTCGCAAAAAAGTAATGGTAGAAGCTCCTTCTGGGTATCACTGGATGCTCGAGAAGGGGCGCTACTACCTTATGCCCCACGAAGGTAAATTTGTACCGCACGAGAACGCTTCTCTAAAAGCACCGTTCAAGGTTAAATCGGCACACTAATCTGCTCCTCTCCTTCGAGCTTTCTGTAGAACTTCTGGACAAGCAGTCTGGCTTTCTGTGTTAAGGCATAGCGTACCCTGTAGTTAAACTTGCTTTCATAAAACATAGCTTCTTCGTATCCAGATGGAGACAGCTTATCGTAATACTTATATATGTAACCAGAGGTCTGTAGAGGATAGATAATCTTCTTTGCAGTCTGTGCCTTGCTGGTGAAGTAATCGTTGCTTATTCTATCGAGTGTAAAGAACTCATAGTCGTATGCAAATATCATAAAGTTCATCTGAGACTCCGTAACATCATAGTTACCAGCTATATCTCGCTGGACTAGCCTAATGTATTTCAAGTAGCTTCGAGAGATTGTATCTGGGTTCTTCATTTTGAAGTCCCGAAACATACTCTTCTTAGAGTGCTTTGGCATTTTTATTAAATTTGCATAGAATACAAATATACAGAAATGGCTACTCTTACAAATACGAAAGTAAAAGACACATACCAAACGCTACTCAAACTAACATCTGGCTCAGTAGGAGGTGGATATACTGTGGTGCAAGACGGAGAGGCAAACGACTCTGGCTTATCGCTATCTACATCAAGAGTTGGTGTGTTGGCACTTACTTTTATTAATCAGCCACCAACTGGTTCTGGCTTAACAGCAGCTCTTTTCTCAGACCCAACAAGCGGTGATGTTTACAAACAAGAGTTAGCAGCATCTGCATTCACAAACACAAGCGTTGTTGCTGGAACTGGCATCTCTGTAACAGGAGGATTCCCAACATTTACTGTAACGAATACTGCTCCAGATCAAGTTGTTTCATTCACAGGTACTGATATAAGCATTGGTGGTGCGTATCCAAACTTCAATTTGGTAAATACAGCGCCTGACCAAGTAGTTAGCATCAGCGCTGGTTCAGACCTCAACGTCACTGGAACTTATCCATCGTTTACATTGAATCACACCATCAATAGTTTTTCTATTGTGAGTGATGGAACACCTGCACAGCCTGTTAGTGCTGGAGCTGCAAACAGCTCTATAAATATTGTTGGCGGAACTGGAATTACTACAGCAGCAGACAACACAACAAAAACAATTACAATCATCAATGATTCCCCAGACCAGACAGTATCTATATCTGGCACAAACGGAATCGCTGTTACAGGAACATATCCATCATTCACAATTGATGGAAGCGCTGTTCAAGGAGGAGGCGTAAACGAAGAAATGTTTGTTGGTACTCCAGAGTCTCCATATGTTCTTGGACCTGGATCAACTCAAATTGTAGCTTTCTCACAGCCTAACAACTCTATAGAAACCAACTCATACCACTTTGGAACTGCTCCTGCTCAGTTAGACCTTGGTCCTGGGGGCGCATCTATTCAGAATGTTTCTGGACAGAAGCTTGTTGTGTATATAGACATGGCTTCTTACGTAGATGTTCAGTCTCCTAATTCTGATATAACATATACCCTTGAAAGATTTGATGGTGCTGTTTGGAGTGCTGTAAAATCGGTAACGAGATACAAAGGCGCTTCTGGAGCTCAAGTTGATTCATTCTGGGGAATATTTAATCTAGACACGGGTGAGGCTCTTAGAGTTTCATTATCTTCGGTATCTGGTAGTATCATATTTACTCAGCAGAGCCAAATAAAATTTGAAGTAAAAGAAACAGGTAATATCATTTAATATGAATGAAAGACAGAAAGAGTGCATTCTCGAGATACAAGACCTAATGCTTGCGATTAATGCAGTTGTAAAAAAGTACGAACTTGAGAATGAGTTCATAGCCTGTCTTGCTGTTGGATTTATAGATATGGAAAGCTCATACGTTGATGAAGACGGTGACGAGAGAGCTAATATGAATCTGCTTTCTACATTTTCTGTATCTGACGAAAACGAATTAGACGACCTCCTTTCTTACTGTGTAGAGGCATACGCATCACAAGTAGAAGAAGACTCAAAGCCTGATACCTCAAGCATTGATTACTGGCTAAACCTTGGCCGTAAGGACGGAGATATAAATTAAATAAAATGATTAGAAAAATTATTATCGGGCGTGATCCAAAGGACGCTATGGCGTACTATGTGGGTATGCGTGCTGGATCTGGAAAAGTAAGCGCAATCGTTGAAGACGAGGCGCATTTACATAGATACAATAAGAAACGGTATCTGATTTACATTGAGAACGAGGATGGGAATATGATTTGGAAAGCAGTGGATGATATGCCGTGCATTCTTGAGTATGACCTAAACTTCGATTGATATGCAGCCATTACATCATTTTGTGGTCAAGCTTCCACAAAAGTTCAAGGATAAAATAAACGTTGGAGGAATAGAACTCGAGCTTGTAGCAAAGTTTAATGAGTTCCAACACAGGTTCAACTATGGTCATATAGTTGCAGCACCTACTGCATTTAAAGACGCTCCATACATTGGTCAAATACTATACTTCCACCACCATGTTGTGATGGAGCAAATCTATGACATCGGTGACGACTTATATCTTGTTAACTACGATCCAAACGGAGGATATGGAAACCATGCTATCGCAATCGAAGACGAAGCTGGTGATATTACTATGCTTGGTGATTGGTGTTTCGTTTTACCCCCAGATGAGGAGGAAGAGACAACAACTGCTTCTGGCCTCATTCTTGAGCTCAAAAAAGAACCAAAACTGGAAGGCGAACTACTCGCCCTACCCAGAAGTGCAGAATGGTTTGGAGTGGGCGTTGGTGAGGTGGTGGGCTACCGAAAGAATTCGCAGTATGAAATGGAACTTCTTGACGGCACTAAGGTGTACCGTATGAGAGCAACTGAATTAATGTATGCCAAAGAAAAGTAAATTCAATACAGTAGAGGCATCAGAAAGACTTTTGTCTTCTATGGAGATAGCCATTAATAATATGATTGATGAAATCAGAAAGCCTGTTGATGGCGAGCTATCTGGTTCTCAGAGAAAAGCAGAACTACAGAGTATTAAACAAACAGCAACAGATGCAAAAGAACTCCTTATCGAATACCAGCGACTCGAGCAAATGGTCAGAGAACTTAAAGAAACAGGAGGTATTGAAGAAGAGCAAGACTACTCTGGAGGATTTGCGGAGAAGTTCTCCAAGTAGTCAAGTCTTCCTGTACTGGGATTTTTAGTAACTTGCCCAGTAGTTTGCGTGGGAGTGAATGGCGCTTATATCACAGTTTTCGAAGACACATGATTGAGCCGCCACACTCTTGCTCGATGAACAAGAAGCAAGCCCCCACAAAGCAATAAGTAATAATAGCTTTTTCATAGGGCTTATGTTAATTTAATGTAAATATACAGAAATAAAATGAAATGGCGGGTCTTAAGAAAATTGAGGGGTATGATGACTACGTTATCAACATATGTCCCAACGATACAGCTGGAGAGGTCATCACAATCGGTGATGTTGATATTCAGCTTCCCAAAGCTCCAAAAGACGAAGACATACTCAACTATGGAAGGGATGTATCTATGCAAATGTGGCAAAGACTTCCTGTGCCAAGAGAGTTGCAAAGGATTCGTTCTATGGATGAGTGGTTCGAGATGCCTTCGGACTTCAAAAAACGCTTCTCTACGTATATCGAACAGGAGTTTAAACGTAGGCGTGAGGGCGTTTGGTTTTTCAATAATGGCAGGCCTGTCTACATTACAGGGAGACACTATATGATGCTACAGTGGTCGAAGCTGGATATCGGCTACGGCTACTACTTAGAGTTTCAACGTAGGCTGTTTCTTCATTTCGCAGCCATAGAATCAGACCCAAGATCTATAGGGCAGAATTATGTAAAATGTAGACGTTCGGGATACACGAATATGTCTGCTGCAATACTTGTAGACGAAGGAACACAGGTAAAGGATAAACTGCTAGGTATACAGTCTAAGACAGGTAAGGATGCACAGGAGAATATCTTTATGAAAAAGGTAGTCCCAATGTTCAAGAGCTATCCGTTCTTTTTTAAGCCTATACAAGACGGTACAACCAACCCACGTATGGAACTTGCATTTCGTGAACCATCCAAGCGTATAACAAAGAGTAACAAAACATCCAACAAAGGAGAAGCTCTAAACACAGTAATAAACTGGAAAAACACCACAAATAACGCATACGATGGAGAAAAACTACATATGCTCTACCTTGATGAGAGCGGTAAATGGGAAAAGCCTACTGACATCCGTGAAGCTTGGCGTATTGAACGTACTTGTCTTATTGTCGGACGTAAGATTGTTGGCAAGTGCCTTATGGGTTCGACTGTCAATCCTATGGATAAAGGCGGAAAGCAATATAAAGAGCTTTGGAGGGACTCAGACCCAAGAGAAAGAAACGCCAACGGAAGAACAAAGACTGGGCTTTATAGACTTTTTATACCAGCCTACGAAGCCTTGGAGGGGTTCTTTGACAAGTACGGAAATCCAATCATCGAAGACCCAGAAGAACCAGTAGAAACCATTGATGGTGACTTTGTATCAATAGGTGCGAAGACATACTTGAAAAACGAAAGAGACGCACTAAAGAGTGACGCAAGAGAATTGAACGAATTTATACGTCAGTTTCCGTTCACTGTAGATGAGGCAATGCGTGACTCGATAGAGGGATCTACATTTAACATCGGTAAGATATACGAGCAAGTGCAGTACAACCAAGAGCTGTATCCAGACCCAGTTGTCCGTGGTAACTTTAGCTGGAAAGATGGCATTGCCGACAGTGAGGTCGTATTCAGTCCAAATGCACAAGGCAGGTGGAGAATTGCTTGGATGCCTAAGCCAGAAATCAGAAACAAGTACGTAATTAAGTACGGAAAGAAACACCCAGCAAACGACCATATAGGTGTAGGAGGCGTGGATAGTTATGATTTGGACTCTACCGTTGACAACAGAGGCTCAAAGGGAGCTTGTCATCTTTACAACAAGTTTAGCATGGCTGCCCCTGCCAATATGTTTGTTGCCGAGTACGCATCGAGACCGCCTCTTGCAAAGATATTTTACGAAGACATTCTGATGGCAGCTGTATTCTACGGATACCCACTGCTTATAGAGAATAACAAGTACGGCATTGTAAGGCATTTTGAGGCACGTGGATACGAAGAATATGTAATGAAGCGTCCAGAGCATTTAAAGGCCCCTAATGCGGCTTCAAACGTCAAAACAAGGGGTATACCATCTAACTCGCAAGACGTAATTCAAGCTCATGCTCACGCTATTGAAGCATATGTTGAGGAACACGTTGGAATTAACAGCGAAACTGGAGAGATGGGCAAAATGTACTTCAACAGAACACTTGAAGATTGGATTGGATACAAAATAGATGACCGTACTAAGTTTGACCTTACTATTAGCTCTGGTTTAGCCCTACTTGCTGCTCAGAAATTAAAAGAAGAAAAAAAGCAATCAAATTTTGATGACAAGAAGTTTTTTAGACGCTTTACACAAGAGATAAGACGCTAATAGACAGGTGTTTATTTTCGTATATTTGCAAGGAAGTATTTTGCGAAAGGCTATATGTACGATAATAAAAACGAACAGGGTAAGTATGGGAACTTCCCAGACCCATTTGCACCTCACGGTCAAAAAACATCCAAAGCATACGGAATCAAGTACGCCAAAGCGATAGAAAAGCAGTGGGGTCACTCAGACGATGAAAGGAGTTTATTTAGACGCAGGCTAAAGGATTTTGAAACTAACCGTGACTATGCAAATGGTACACAAGACACTTCAATATACAAGCAAATTCTAAACTCTCTTGACCCGAATAGCGGTGACGGAACATTGTTAAATCTTGATTGGTCACCTGTTCCTATTATTCCCAAGTTTGTCAAGATTGTCGTAAACAACATACTTTCCAAAAAGCCTTATCCAAACGTTGCGGCTATTGACCCTCTTTCTAAAACAGAGAAAGACGAGAAGAAAGCTAAAATGATGTTTAACGTTGAGAACAGAGAACTCATCGCAAAGATGAAAGAACAGGGTCTTAACGTAAAAACTGATGTAAAGGACATCCCAGAATCAAAAGAGGAAGCAGAGATATTTATTGACTCTAATATTAAAACTGATGCAGAGATCGCTGCACAGCTTGGAGCCAATTTGACCCTCGAGTGGAATGATTTTGACCAGCGTGTATACAGGAGAGCAGTAAATGACTTGGTAACCTGTGGTATGGGCGTTGTAAAAAGAACAAACGACCCGAACTATGGAATTACTGAAGAATACGTTGACCCTGCTTACTTCTTCCATAGCTACACAGAAGACCCAACATTCTCAGACCTCATCTATGCAGGTCATGTTAAGAAAATTAGCATCTCAGAACTTAAGCGTATCGCTGGCAATGACCTTACGGAAGAAGAGTTTGCTAAAATCGCACAGGGAGTTAAAAACAAATATCAAAACAGAGCGGATAAACTATCCTACAAATACTACGACCAAACGCTAGACAGAACAACATACGGATACGATGAGTTTATCGTTGAGGTAATGGAGTTTGAGTTCATCTCTGTTGATGATATGTTCTTCGAGGAAAAAACATCTCGCCACGGAAATGTTGGTTTTTACTACAAAGGATTCGAATACCAAGCACCAAAGCAATCAGTGTTCGACAGAAAGCCTGTATCAATGAGAACAGCTACCGTTTACGGTGGTAATTACATTGTAGGTACTGACTTTATGTTTGGATATGGAATAAAGAAAAACATTCCTAAAAACGTACACGATATAACAAGAGCACGACTTTCTTATTCTGTGGTTTCTACAAACCTACGCAGAATGATGCCTAAGTCACTTGTTTCTTCGGTAATCAGCTTTGCTGACCAATTACAGCTATCACACTTAAAACTACAACAGGCTATCGCTAAGGCTAAACCAGATGGTTTGATTGTAGATATCGAAGGTCTTGAAAACGTACAACTAGGAAAAGGAGGAGAACTACAACCATTAGATATACAAGACATCTATGAACAAACAGGTGTATTCTACTATCGTTCAAAGAATCCAGAAGGTGGATTCCAAAACCCTCCAGTTCGCTCTCTGGACAATAGCATTAGGAACATCAATGAGCTTATTGCTATTTACAACCATAATCTCCGTCTTATCCGTGATACAACAGGTATTAACGAAGTAATGGATGGAACATCTCCAAAAGGAGAGCAATTAGTTGGAGTGCGTCAACAAGCAATGGCAGCTGGAAACAATGCTATCTATGACATCACTAACGCTGCACTATACTTGTACAGCAAGGTTTGTGAAGACATAGTAAAATGCTTGCAAGTAATCCCGCCAAAGTCCGTATTGTACAAAATGTACGAAAACGCAATTGGTAAATCAAGTATGTCTATACTGTCGTCATTCTCTAATCTGCCTATGTACAATTTCGGCATCAAGATTCAGACGGAAATGGACGATACCGAAAGAGCTTACCTAGAGCAAAATATTCAAGTTGCGCTTTCTCAGAAAGAGCTAGACCTAGAAGATGCAATGGCTGTAAGACAGCTTAAAGATGTTGACCAAGCCGAAAGACTGCTTATAGTAAGACGCAAGAAACGCATGAAAATGATGCAGGAGATTGCTCAGCAGAATTCTCAAATGCAAGCTCAGATGAATCAAGCAACTGCACAAGCAGCGTCTCAAGGGAAAATGCAAGAGATTCAAATGCTGTCTCAGGGCAAAATTGCCGAGATTCAAGCAGACGCTCAAGCAAAAGCTCAGCTATTGCAACTTGAGTACAACCTAAAGATGGAAATCGAGAAACTTAGAGCTATGTCTAGCCAAGCACAAAAGGCTGGAGATATGAACTTTAAGCAAAACATCGAAGACAAAAAAGAAAAAGCAAAAGACGAAAGGGTTAAAAAGCAAGCCGTTGAGCAATCAAAGTTGATTTCCCAGAGACAGGGAAAGCGAGAAGAGCTAGAGGATAGCGGTGATGACATCCTTGATATGTTAAATGCTTGATAACCAGTAAATTAGTACCTTTGCAATATGGCAACACAAATAAACTTAGACAATTCAACAAGAGTGGATATCACCTGTCGCAAGGGGGATACATTTAAGCTTGAATTGACGTTTACAGACGATACCAACACTGCTATAGATTTATCGTCATACACTTGGAAAATGGATGTTAAAGAAACCGACACATCTTCTTCTGACGTTATATCTGATACAGATTTTGATTACACAGGAACATCCCAAGGTGTATTAACAATTACAGCAAGCTCAACAGTAATGTCTGGAATTGACGGAGGCATTTATGTTTATGACCTTCAGTCAACTAATATGGGGACTGTAAGCACTTGGGTTTACGGAGTATTTAAAGTTAACGAAGACGTAAGTGAGTAATAACATCCAAATAAAAACAGGAGAGAATGTAAGTGTAAGTTCATCTACATCTGCTCCAGTATCTGTAAAGGCGGTATCGAACTCAACGACTATTAGTGTCGCTGGGTTTAGTGCTGCATTAGTAGATAAAAACTATGTGCATCAGCAATCAAGCGCAAGTGCTACATGGACAATTACTCACAACTTAAACAAAAGACCATCTGTATCTGTGGTTGATTCCGCAGGTACTCAAATCATATGCGAGGTTCGCTATGACTCTGATAATCAGGTAACTCTGACGTTTGATGACTCAACAGCGGGGGAAGCGTATCTGAATTAGTATTAAATTTGTAGCAAACAAAAAAATAGATCATGGCATTAAAAATAGTATCGGGGTTAAGTGCAACCAGTATATCCCTAACGTCATTTCTGGATCTTGCTAAAAACGAGCTACGTAATGCACAGATTCAAAATTTATCAACCACGCAAATCAATTCAATTGTTGGCCCAGTACAAGGTCAGTTTGTATATGATAGCACGTTAGACAAGCTAAAAGTCTACGATGGTGAAGCGTGGACACTAGTAGGTGCTGCTGCTGATGAAACTACTATCACTCTTTCAAGTAACACGCTTACCATCAAGGATGGTGGTGTTGGCGCAGCTAAACTTGCAACAAGTGCAGTTACAGAAGTAAAAATTGCTACTGGAGCTGTAACCAATACAAAGCTTGGTGCTGATGCAGTTACTGGTGCTAAAATCGCAGACGATGCCATTGATAGCGAACACTATGTAGATGGCTCTATTGATACGGCTCACCTTGCTGATGACGCAGTAACTGGAGATAAAATTGCTGCTCTTACAATTGTTACTGGAAATATCGCAGCCGATGCGGTTACATCTGCTAAAATTGCTGATGGTGCTATAGGTACTGCTAAACTAGCTGACGGTGGTATTAGCACTATCAAGATTGGTGACTCTCAAGTTACTACTGATAAACTAGCTACTGATGCAGTAACTGCTGCAAAGATTGCCGACAACTCGGTAGACATTGCACGATTAAACGTTACTGACGGTATTAGTGGTCAAGTATTGAGTACAAACGGTTCTGGTACTCTTTCTTTCATTAGCCCGGTAGACGAAGACGTTGTTCCAGTAAATCTTGTTGTTCGTTTATCTGAACTAGATACAACACATACACAAAACCACGATAGTACTGACGTAATCAAAATTGGTTCTTCAACCAATACTCCAGACGTACAGATTACTGGTAGCTTCATTATTGATGGTAACCTTACAGTTGGTGGTACTACTACTACAGTAAACTCTACTACAATTACTGTTGATGATCCAGTATTTACTCTTGGTGGCGACACTGCTCCAGCTGCTGATGACAACAAAGACCGTGGTATTGAATTCCGTTACCACAACGGAACTGCTGCAAAAGTAGGTTTCTTTGGTTACGATGATTCAGAGCGTGTATTTACATTCTTCTCTGATGCTACGAATACTGCTGAAGTATTCAGTGGTACTCTTGGTGAGGCTAAATTTGGTGGTTTAACTGCTGCAACTGTTAATGCCAGCAGCCAACTACAAATTGTTGGTGTAGCCGTTACTGCTACTGCCACTGAAATAAATGTCCTTGACGGTATAACTGCCACCACTGCGGAACTCAACATTCTTGATGGCGTTACTTCTACCGCTGCTGAAATCAACACACTTGATGGATTCACTGGTACAGTTAATGATCTTAACTACGCAAAAGCTCTTAATGCGACTGGTGTTACTGCCGCAGAGTTTAATGTACTAGACGGTATCACAGCTACTACAGTAGAGCTTAACAAGTTAGATGGTTTCACTGGGGTTGCAGCGGATTTGAATTACGCTAAAGATCTTCGTGCTACTGGTGTAACAGCAACTGAATTTGATACCCTTGACGGTATTACTGCTAGCACTGCGGAATTGAATAAGTTGGATGGTGTTACAATGACCACTGGTCAAATTAACTCTATCACTTCTCGTGCTGGACGCTATGTACACTCAGTTGCTGCACACGGTGGTGGAGAGCTTCTAGTTCCAAACTCAACGCACGGCTTAACTTTCCCATTCCATGTAACAGTTTTAGATGGAGACGGAAATACGCTGTTGGCTGAAATAGTACAAACAGAAGGTACGAACTTGATCAAGATTCAAGATCTTCCAAGCGGAAAGATAACTGTCCATATCACTGGAGGATTGGGTTAATAAAATAATCTCATAAAATAACCTGGAGGGGTGTAGTGTATACTGCATCCCTCTTTTTTTTATCTTTGTGGAACACAAAAAATCATCAAATGATATTAACTGTAAATTACAATAAGGCGACTGGTGATATTACTCTGTCTTCCGACATTGATTCAATACTAGTTGATCTTAATACAAATTCAATTCAAGACAGTAACGATGAATTAGTTTTTGAGGTTGCTATTGATACTAATCAGTACGAGGAAATTAATAAGCTACCAGAGGAAGAGATAATAACAGAAGAATAATATGGCTGCACTATCTTCATCACAAAGCGGTAATTTTAATTCCGCATCTACTTGGGGAGGTACAGCACCTTCTGATGGTGATACCTTTACAATTAACCGTGGTCACAAGGTTACAATAAACTCTGATTTACGTCCAACGAATGGATACGGAGATATTGTTGTTTACGGAAACCTACATTTTACCACAAACGGTAAGTTGAGACTAAACGGAAGAATTACTGTTAGAGGTAACACCTCATACGCATGGAATACTGGTACTCAATTTGAAGAGGGTAACTCTACAAACAGTGGGGGACTTCTATCTTCTAGTGGTAACAATATGCTTCTAGAGGTTCGTGGAAACAACACGGATCAACACGGCATATGGATTAGGAACGAAATATTTGCTTCTATGAAACTAGAGGCAGATGCAAAGCGTACAAAGACTACGACTACTTCTGCTGTTGCTGTTGGAGATTCATACCTAACCGTTTCAGACGAAGCTGGATTTGGAATTGGTGATTGGATAGCAATATATAGAGACGGTAACCAGGACGATAGAGTTAGAGGCGATGAAGGATTTTGGGTACACGATGTAGACTTTGCAAATAACAGAATATATATACGCCAATACGTTGCTCCTACAGCGGTTATACAATCTGTTAACGGCACAAAGGTTGTTGTTGACAATGCCAAGGTGTTGAGAAAGGGATACAAGCTTATTTGCGGTGTATCTAGCGCAAGGAAGGTAGGTACAGTTACCGATATTAATTATGCTGCTAACGAGCTTACGATGGACGTTTCGTTCACGTCTTCCCAAGTAGGATTGACTATGTACCAAACTGGTGCAGAAAAGCCTCATGTTTCAGGCGATGCTGTTGAGAAGATATGCACTACGCTAATGAACGAGGTATCAACGGCAGACACTACAAATCAAATTACCGTAGGATCAGCAAATGATATTGCAGTAGGGGATACCATTATTATAGACGTAAATAATGATATCAGAGGATGGGATTTTGATTCTAAATATGTTGTCACAGCAAAGAGTGGTAATACACTAACTCTTGACGATCAAGTAAGGCATATTCATTTTGCTGGATCATTAGTTCAGATTTTAGATAGAAACATGGTTATTAAAGGTGTGGACACCAGTTCTAACACTAGACCATTTTTATATGTTGAGTACTGGACAGACCATACCAATGCCCACACAAGGCATATAATGATTAAAGATGTTCGCTTTACAAACTGGGGAGGTAATACCGCTAGTACATACTATCGTGGTATTATGATTGCTGGATACAATAGTGAATACCAAGACAATAACAGCACAGACAACAGATATTCTTTTCAGTCTAGAATACAAGGTTTAGTTGTAGACTCTGCTAATTATCAAACAGACTATACTGGTTTAACGACACGACACCCATATGGTCTTGTAGTTAGAAATTGCGTTGCATATTATGTTGGAAACCATGCTTATTGGAACTGGTCATCACAACATAACTTAAAGTGGTATAACAACTACTCTACTAGAACCCCATATACTAACTTCTACAATGATGCTATGTATGAACCATATTGCGAATGGGCATACAACTATTATACTAGAAGTGATGACTATGGAGTTTTGTTTCACCAAAACAGAGAAGCATCAAATTCAGTAAGACACCACATAGTAATTAATCACGAGCAAAGATATTTTTATCAGTACTACAATGGTCATGGATCTGTTTTTGAGCGCATGTATTTTGACGGTAACGCTGCCAACATCCCATACTGTGGAATATCTGGTGGCGAGATAAAGTGGCTAGACTGCTACTTTGGTAACAGAGCAACAAAAAATGTATTTACTGGTGAGCCTGGAAAGATTTGGGCTAATGACTATCTAGCATATGGTGGCGATGACTCAAGAGCAAGATGGGATAGGACTACTGGAAAATATATGTATCAGATATCCTACGAGCATAATTTCATGTACGATACTGTGGCTGAAGCCTGGGGAGCGCATTGGAGATACAAAGACTCTAACAGTGGAAAGGCTTGGTTTATGGTAGGTGGAGATAGTGGGTATCCATTCTTTGCGGATCAAGTATACGTTCCAGCTTATACAACGGTGCGATTAAGCTGTAAGCTAAAAACTCCTACAAGCGGAAGCTTTAGTATGCCGTATATGTTTGCTCGTCCTCACTTCGGAGGTTATTCTCGTGGTAGATGGGAGACAAATTACAATGGACAAACAAGCGTTGTAAATAGTGATGAAGCAAATTCAGCTGGATGGGAGGAACTCTCCTACTGGACTTCAGCATCCAAGGGAGATTATGAGGAAAGACAAATAACAATATCTCCACAAGACAGATCGTATTTCTTGGTTTATGGAGTTGCTTGTGCATCAACAAATAATAGACAACATATATTCTACATGGAAGATCCAGAGGTTTTATTTGATTCATCACCTAGCATTACACCTAAAGACAATGCAAACGGAAAAGGAATAGCAGTAAGATCATCGTTTACAAAAACAAAAAAACGAATCGGAGGAACAAGATTATAAGATATGGCAATAAAATTAGTCAGTGCGTTAAGCACACCGCAATTTATTCAGTTTCAGAACTCTTCTGGTCAGAACACTGGTAAGATAGAAACAAGTGGTAATGATCTTATTATTACTAATGCTGTTGGCGATGTACTCTTCGGAGACGGAGCTTCAGACATTTACATTGGTGACGGTGTAAACAACGTAGATATCTTATTTGAGCAAAGCGGTGCTATCCGTTCAGAGACTGGATCAAACGCAACCATTACACTTGGATCAAGCGGTACAACACTAAACGTGTACAACCCACAGATGGCTAATGGTATGACACTTACGTCTACCATGACTATGGGTACTGGAGCAGTCATTGACTTCTTGCCAGACACTGGTGCAATCATCAACCTGGATGGTCAAACAATCCTAAAGAGAAACACGTTCAACGGTGGTATCACTCTAGGTCATGACGATGCTGTTATTATTGCTGGTGGTGATACTTATTCTGTTCTTGAGAGCAACATTAGCCTTGGAGATGAAACTATATTCCTAGGTGCTGAAGGTGGTGTTACAATCTATGCGTTCCCTAACAATGATACAGCTTGGTCAAACCGTAAGGAGTTTATCTTCTCTAACGATACAAACTTCTATCTAGACGGACGAGTATACCCAAGCAACCAGGCTACAAACTATGTAGACTCAACACGCATTGCTAACTGGCAGACTGCATATGGATGGGGAAACCATGCAAGTGCTGGATATTTAACATCTGTCCCATCTCCGGTTAACGGAGATTGGTGGAACAATGGTTTTGTAAAAGTAGGCACAGACGGTGTAATGGAGATGGGAAAATACATGGATTTCCATACTTCAGATAGTGGCGGTAATGCGGATTACGATTTAAGAGTTACTGTTTCGCCAGGAACTTTTGCCGTAGGAGGAGCTATAACTGCAACCGGAGGAGGTTCAGCGGATTGGAACACAGCTTACGGATGGGGTAATCACGCTAGTGCTGGATATCTTACTTCGGTCAGTAACAGCAACTGGTCTGGTACAGATTTGTCTATTGCAAACGGTGGTACTGGTGCATCTACTGCTGCCGCTGCAAGAACTAATCTTGGGTTAGGATCATTAGCTACTTTGAGTACGGTAGATGCTGCGACTATCACAAACAACAGCGTAGGTGCAGCTGAATTGAACGTGACTGGTAACGGATCGGCTGGGCAAGTATTGACTTCAGATGGTGACGGAACCATGTCTTGGACAAACAAGACTACCAACACCGACACTATAACCTCTGTAGGCGTAACTGGATCCGAGACATCTGGTGTAATCACGTTAACTGGTGCTGGTGCAACCACTATCACACAAGCTGGTGGTGCAATTGAGATTAGATCAACAGATACCAATACTACATATAGTGCTGGTTCTGGATTGTCATTAAGTGGTACAACATTTAGCCACAGCGACACTTCATCCCAGGCAACAGTAAATAACAGCAACGGTACTGTAATCCAGGACATAACCCTAGATACATACGGACACATTACTTCATTGGGATCAGTAAATCTTGATGACAGATACTATACTGAAACAGAATCAAACACTAAATTCTTGAGCCAAGACGGTTCTGGAAAAGAATGGGTTTTTGAAGTAAACGATGAGGCTAATATATCTGGAAACAAATGGTATAAAGTAGCAACAGTAAACACTGGTAATGGGGGTCTTCATTTAAGAGGACTTATGTCTAACCACGTTGAAGGATTTGCTGCTCAAAAATTTGACCTTGGTATTGTAGGTAGAGAAGGTTCGACTAATACAGAAATAGAAATAACTGGTCAAGTAGACGTTCTAAACAATGCCTCAAGCGGTACTGATAAATGTGGTATTAGGATTGTTAAAGCAGATAATACATCAAGCCAATATTATCATTATTTTGATGTTTATGTAAGAACTACTAGATACCAAATGTTAAGAATTCACTTAACTAAATCTGGAGGAACTATTTTTTATACATCACCAACCGTTGTAACTACAGAGCCACAACCAGTCAGCGGTGGAAATGTTGAGCTAGATACATCAACCTTATTAGAGGGTAATTACGTTGTTGACGATAGCACCCCAAGAGAGATATACCATGAAGGACACAAGCCCACTTATTCGGAGTTGGGTACTATGGCTTACTCTAACCTAACTGGAACGCCAACGCTTGGTACTCTTGCTTCACTCAACACTGTAAACGCAGCTACAATTACAAATAACTCTGTAGGTGCTGCGGAACTCAACGTTACTGGAAACGGATCAGCTGGTCAAGTACTAACCTCTGACGGAGATGGTACGATGACGTGGACTAACAAGACCACTAATACGGATACAATCACTTCAGTAGGTGTAACTGGCTCTGAAACTTCTGGAGTAATCACATTAACTGGTGCTGGAGCAACTACCATTACTCAAGCTGGCGGAGCAATTGAGATTAGATCTACAAACACTGAGTATAATAACGCAACTACCTCTACTGCTGGTCTTATGTCCACTGCGGATAAGACTAAGTTAGATGGAATCGCTGCATCGGCAAATAATTATTCTTTGCCAGTAGCAGGAACGTCAATAGGCGGTGTGAAATCAGGAACAGATATTACTGTAGATGCATCTGGTAACGTGTCTGTAAATAACGACAGTCATACGCATGATGGAAGATATTACACTGAATCAGAATCTGATGCTAGATTTACTAGAAAGTACACGTTTAGCCCAGGCTCAACAGCTAGTGGTAATAGGTATTATATAAGATTATTTACTTTAGATAATTTTGATGATGGTCTATCTGGTATATTATCGGCTGCTGGAGATTATGGCGATGCCGATAAAGCAACTTACCAAATACAAATAGGCACAAGAACCTCATTGAGTTGTGATGTTTATCAGACATCACATTCTGCTGTATCTGATGATTATTTATTTTATTATCGCCAATTAGCAAATGAAGATTTTGAGATTTGGGCACAAATAGCTGACTATAATCAGCCAAATACGTTTACAGTTTTATCACAGTTTGGTACTGTTACCTACAATTTTGATTCTGTTTCAACAGAGGTTCCAAGCGGACTTACCGAGATAACAAAACATAAAATGTGGCACAGTGGCAACCTAAGCGCTGGTACAAATGTAAGTATAAGCTCTAGCGGTGTTATCTCCTCAACTGATACAAACACCACTTATTCTACAGCAACAAGCTCAACATTAGGTCTTGTTAAAATCGGATACACCGAGAATGGAAAAAACTATCCAGTAGAATTATCAAGTGGACAAATGTACGTTAATGTACCATGGACTGACACGAATACTGATACAATTACTCGTGTCGGGGTTTCGGGAAGTGAGGCTAGTGGTGTAATTACAATTGCTGCTTCTGGAGCCGCTTCAGTATCGCAATCGGGTAGCACAATAACAATTTCCGCCACCGATACCAACACACAGCTTACAGATGCTCAAGTAAGAAGCAAGATTAGCGGTACTGGATTGATTAGTTACAACAGCAGCACTGGTGTTATTTCCACAACTGCAAACAACTATACTTTGCCTACAGCGTCCTCAACAGTTCTTGGTGGTATTAAGGTTGGGACAAACCTTTCTATATCTAGCGGTGTATTAAGCGCAAGCGATACATGGTTAACCAACACCAACGCTCGTGCTGGTATTGTAGCTAGCGGTGCTGGTCAGGTAAATAAAGTTTGGAAAACAGATGCAAGTGGTAATCCAGCATGGCGTGATGATGCTGACACAAATACCTGGCGACCATTAGGTACAGGTGCCAATGACGCTGCTGCTGGTAATCATACCCACTCTGCGGCTACTACTTCTGCTGATGGCTTTATGTCTTCAGCAGATAAAACAAAACTAGATGGCATTGCAGCTTCTGCAAACAACTACTCTCTTCCAGCAG